GTGCTATAAGACACAACAACACACGGTTGGGTACAATTCCGGGTACAAGCGTGGACGGCGCTTTTCCTCCTTTGAATTTCAACACTTGTACGATTCTGACTTCTTCGAGTCCCATGTCCTCCGCCAGATGGCGCGAATACGAAACGTGAGGTCGTGCTTCACTTTGTGAGGAAGGCTGTCGCCTTGGTCGTAAAATTGCGCTGAGAACGACAAAAGAGGCCCGGGGGTATAATTACCCACCGAGCCTCTTTTTAATGTCTGTGGCGAAGTTTGCCGCCCTCCCGGCAGGGGAGCGGCAGGGGAGACTATTCCACCTCGATCTTGATCTCCCTGCAGGCCTGCTCGATCTTGGTATCGAGCCATGCGTCGAGGTCGCCGTATACGTCGTTGATCGCCTTCAGAGAAGTGTCGCTGATGATCTCCAACGCTTTATCCTTGGCCATGTTAAAGGCCTCGATCTGCTTCTCTTTCGTGAAGGCGCCGTCGACCTTCAGGGAGTCGGCAAATACCTGCGAGGTGTAGGCGACTGCCTGAACAACTGCCTCGCTGGCCATGTCGATATACTTCGACGCCAGCTCGTTGTCGATCTGCTTCTCGATCTTCGCGGTGCCTCTTCTGATCAGGGCGACAGCATAAGCGCCGCCAGCTGTGATCAGCAGGCAGAGCACCGGCACGCATGCGGTGACGATCTGAGTCATTACTTCGTTCATGGTGTTGTTCTCCTTTCTGTGTTTACAGTTTCTTCAGCCACTGGCTGTGGCAGAATCCGACGGTGCCGTTGTAGTCCACATAGAGCCACTTGACGCCGCCCGCGTCCTTTGTGAAGTAGCCGTAGTTCTGCACCTTTTTCCCGGCCGGGATCGTGAGAATCAGGGCGTGCTTCGTTCCGGCGTTCACTCTCATGTTGAGGGCGTCCGTCGTCTTGTAGGTTCCGGCCAGCTTCCTGTCGAAGGATCTCGCCGGTGCAGCCTTCTTCGCGGAGGCGGCCGTGGTCTTCTTGGCCTTGGAGGTTGTCTCCTTTTTGGCCGTCTTCTTCGCGGTCTTCTTCGCTGTAGATGCTGCAGGCTTCTCATCCTCCTTGTCGTATGCCGGGCGGCCATAGCCTACAATGTTTCTATAGCTCAGGCTGTAGCTGCGGCTCGCCACTCCGTCGCTGCTGTTGCCCTCGACTGTATAGACATTGCTGCCGTCCACGTCCACGACGATGCCGGTGTGCCAGACGTCGTTCTCGCTGCTGCCGAAGAAGATCTGATCACCCGGCTGCGGGTTGCTCTTATGGAAGCGGCCAGCGCTCTTGTAGTAGTGCAGCGAGTAGTAGCACCCAGCGCCTGCCGACTTCTGAGGTTGGCAGAGCAGCTGCAGCGCCTTCGTGAGTCCGAAGGTGTGAATGAAACACCAGTCGTTGAAGATGTCGCACCAGTCATATCCGTTCTTCCTGCCGTTGTAGAAGTCCGGGTAGTTCTTGTCGATCTCCGCCGCGTACTTGTTATAGTTCGCGTGTCCGGCATTTCCCGTCTTGCTGTTCAGGTTGCTGTTGCTCGCTTTTTCCTTGTAGCCGACCTCAGCCTTTGCGGTCTTGATCAGCATCGAAGCTGTAGCTTTTCCCATGTCCTCATCTCCTTTGCTTTCAGTCTTCCTTCTGGCCGAAGAGTGCGGCGACCCCTTGTTCCGTGAGGAAGTTCTTCTGCTTGTGTTTGATGCTCGTCGCATAGTCCAGCGCTGCGTGCATGTCCCCGTTGCACTTGGCGTCAGGGATCCGCTCGACCGCGCGGGCCGTAGCTTCGCCGAGAGCGATGGCAGCGTTCACGCTTTCGATCAGCGTGATCTGGAATTTCTCCAGCTTGTCCTCGCGCTTCTCGGCAGCCTCTCGACGTTCCTGTTCTTCCTTCTCGCGTTTGGCCTCGGCCTTCTGGATGTTGTGCTCAATGAGCCAGAAGCAGAAAGCGGTCACCGCTGAAGGTATTACTGCGAGTAAAATGTTCAATGTTTTTCTCCTTGCGCTAAAGTACCGCTCCTTTACGCTTGAAAGTGATATTTTTCGAGATCCATAACTGGAGCCCGTGAGTGTTGCAGTGCTTCATGAGTCCGAAGTAGCTCTGCATGGTTGCGTCCACGGCTTCGAAGTCAATGAGGCCCTGCTCGTATTCCTTGGCGATGTACTTCATCCTTGCCTTCATCTTCCGGGCGGACTTCTTGGTCAGTTTCCTATAGCCCGGATAGACGCGGCAGCCCACGTATGTGATCCCGCGCTTCACGAGTCCGATCGTGGTCTTGCCGTTGAGCTCGAGGTGCAGCTTATTATTTAGGAAGCCCTCGATCAGCTCCCGATCTTCGTTCAGTCGCTGCGGGTCGTCGCTGAGCAGCACCATGTCGTCCATGTACCGGACGAAGAAGTGCTCGTGCAGCTCGTGCTTCACGTACTGATCCAGCTCGTTCAGGCACACGTTCGCGAGCATCTGGCTTGTAAGGTTTCCGATCGGCATGCCGACCTCAAAGAGCCGCTCCCACGGCGGCACCTCGTCGGCGTTCTTGCCTGCAGGCAGGCCGAACGGCGTGTGGTCGCAGTTCACGATCTCGTCCATGAGCCAGTGGAAGCCGTTCTCTCCCGGGTACTTTCTGCGCATGATCGCGAGCAGCACCTCGTGATCGACGCGGTAGAAATACTTCGAGACGTCGAGCTTCAAATAATACCAGCGGCCCGGCTTACGATCGACCAGAGTGCACCAGTCCTGCAGCTTGGCAGCCGCCCGCGTGGTGCCCTTGCCGACCCTGCAGCCGTAGCTGTGGTAGATCATGCCGTTGTCGAGTTCCTGATTGATCTGCAGATAGATCGCCCACTGGACGACGCGATCCCGGAAGCTCAGCGCCATGATGAGCCGTTTCTTCGGCTCGTAGACGTAAAACTCTCGGTATCTGCCGACCTTGTAGGTGTGCCAGATCAGGTCGTTCTGGATGCTGATCAATTCCTCGCCGAGGTTCGCGCTGAAGGCTGCCACGTCGGCCCGATACCATTTCTCCGATGCCGCCTCGTGGAACGCGTTCAGCAGGTTCTCCCACGACGCGATCCGGAGCAGTAGGGGAGTATTGTCCGGTATGTTCATGTGTTCGCCTCCTTCGCTTTATATGTGGCACGCGTGTGACAATCCATTGAGAGTCAGGCACGGGCCGCAGCCGCCACAAGCTGCGGTGCTTCCTGTTCTCTTCTCTCTGTGCACGAGAATGGCCAGTCTGCGCGGGTTGCCCGCCGCCCCTGTTGTCAGGCTGCGACGTGCGTTAATCTTTGGCTTTGCAGCCGGGAAGTACACCCCTTTAACTCTTATGTCCCTGCTAAGCCTTAGCCTTCAGGCCCTGACGAATAGAGCCGGAGCGGAGCGGAAGCCGATGTTCGTGTTCGCATTCGAGCGCCCATTGTTCGCATTGAGGTAGAACAGACCGGCGTTGCCGCCGTTGTTCCAGTTGCCCCCGCGATTCGCACACCGCTTTCAATTTCTACGGCATACTCCCCACGGCCTCATTGCTCATCGGACTTGATCCACCCTCCGAGCATGCGGCCGATTTCGTTCAGTTCCTTGCTCCATACATCGTGAAGCCCCGGAGAGATCAGCTTCTCTTCCGGTTGTACTGCAACGTCTACAAAAGTACGCAGTAGATCCAGCTCCGTGTCCATCTTGGCCTGCAGCGATCTCCGTTTGTTGCCATATGAGCGATTAGCGTCGACGCAGTAGCGCAGCATGTTCATGTACACAGCCGTCAGCTGCTCCCGATAGACAAATTTCTCCGGCTTTCGCATGCTTTGCGTGCGCTCGTTAACTCTGACCATGGAACGGACGATGCGCTGCCGCAGTTGTAACGTGTCCATGTTCTTGCTCCTTATCGAAGATCAGGGCGGCGACGGAGCGCCGCCCGTACCAGATTTTCAGATTGCCAGATTACCCGATGTCCGGGATATAAGCGGAGCGGAAGCCGATGCCCGTGTGCGCAAGCGAGCGCCCATGGTACGCATCGAGGGCGAACAGACCGGCGGCGCCGCCGGAGTTCCAGGAGCCCCCGCGAATCGCACACCGCTCGCTCTCGTATGCGTTGAAGTAGCAGTAGTCGCCCTCATAGTCCGAAGCCTGCGATCCTTCGTCAGGCAGCAGAGCGAGCGCTCTCAGAAGCAGCTTTGCTTCGGCGCTGACGGTGTTGTCCGCTGTCAGGCTGGCGAAGACGTGTCCCTTGTATGTATCCGGGATGTTGTCGCCCATGTTCGTGCTGTAGATCCACACGCTGCCGCTCCATTTCAGCTTCACCGTGCTGCCGGTTCTGGCCGGGGATCCTGTGACCGAACACTCCGGATCCACGAGTGCGCCGTCGGATGCACTGATCGCCTTCCACTTCAGGGAGGTGTTGTTCTGCGGGTTGTCCGGATCCGCCGCGTCGTTGTTCGCGAGGATCTGGATCTCGCCGTATACCGTGCGGAAGCCGCCCTGCCACTCCCAGACGTTACCGTTCAGATCAGCGATGCCGCCCATTGTTCCGTCGTGGTACCATGTGAGCGGGCCGGTGCCGGTAGCAATCCTGCAGGTTTTTCCGTCGCCGTCCTTGTAGGTCGGGATCGCTCTGTAGTTGCTCTCGCTGGTATCCTTGCCGTAGTTGTTGTTGCCTTTAGGCTGGAAGCCGTTCTTCTTGCACCAGAGTGCGATCGCAGCCCATTCGGCGTTGGTCATAAGGTGCCAGCCATTCCCCTTCGCCTCGCAGCGTGCGCGTGCGTTGTCGAAGTTGATATTCACGCCCGGATCCTCCGCCGGGAGCGAGTAGGCGACTCCAGCGTCAACGATGTTCTGATACTTCGAGACGTAGAAGCCCGGGATCTCCTTGCCATTCACGATGAAGGCCGGATGTGTCGAGCTGTCGGTAGTGTTCAGCACGTCGCTGAGCTTGAACTTCGGGATGTATACCACGACGGACGGGTGTCCGGTCTCGTCAACGATCACCTCGTTGTTCGGCGCGATCATCTTGACCGCGAGGTTTGTCAGGTCAAAATTTGCCATTTTGTACTCCTTTCGTTATTCGAGCGACCAGAGCGTGAGCGTGACCTCGCTCATGTCGAGCGGCAGCTTCTCGCGTGTCGCTTCTTCGCCCTCTCCGTGCTCTTCATATTCGGCCGCCGGGATCTCCAGCTGTGCGACGTAACGCAGCGCCGATTCTGTGCCGATCGTCAGGTTGCCGCCTCTGTCCTTGCAGATGTCGAGGCTCAGCGGCCAGTCCTTCTGATACTTGGCGCAGTTGATCATGATCTCGTCGTCGCCGAAGTAGATGCGGGTGCCGTCCTGCTCGTATTCGATCTTCGGCCCCTCGTTCTTCTCAATGACTTTGATCTTTGCCTTTGCCATTTTTAGAGTCCTCCTTTGATTCTGAGTGTGACGGTCGCGCTCTTCGCGCTGCCGTCGAAGCGTACCTTGAAGCCGTTCAGCAGCTTATCGCCGATGATGATGTCGCCGACGTCACCGTCATGCGACACAAGTTCGACGTCCACGAGATAGGCCTTTGAGACGCGGGCCTTCTGCAGGGCGACGACCTTCTCCGAGTTGTTGAACGGGTACTTCTTCGAGTTGGTCAGGGTGATCGTCTGCTCTTCGACTTCGTTGTCGACCTGCAGCTGATTGAAGCCGAGCAGCAGCTGCTTCATGGCGTTCACCACGTCCTCGATGCCTGAGTCCATGTTGCCGAAGTTTGCAGCGCTCTGCGCGGTTCCTTCCTGCACGACCTCCCCGGTGCTCGGATCTTTGTACTCGTCCACCCATCTTGTTGGTCTGAACATGCGGGTTGTCCCTCCTTTCTTTAGGTTGTTACCTCATAGATCGGGATCGTGATCTTGATCATGACGCCCTGTCCCGCGACCTTCTGGATCGCCCTCGTCTGATACGCTGCAGTCTCGCCGCGCACGTCAACCAGACGGGACGCGCTGATCGTCACGGCTGAGTTATCCAGCTGTGGGAAGGTGGCCATGATCACGAGCGTGTCGTTCTCGATCGCCTTCTTGCTGATGTCTCCCGGGTACCACGTCGAGCCGACCTGCGCTTCCACGCGGACGATCGACCGGAGCCACTGCTCCCGGCGATACTTCAGGAAGTTGTTCTGGAAATATGCCATGCTGTCCTCCTTTCGTTATTCTCCGCACCTGCGGGTGCCGCAGTGCACAAAGTCGCACGTGTAGAGCCGCGTCTCTGGCTCCGTTTCAACGCCGGGTGCGTGCAGTGCTGCACCGACGGCAGCCGGGGCCGGGTATGTTCCAGCCTTGCGGAAGCTGCACTTGTAGTCCTCATAACCGAAGCGGGCAGCGACCGCCTGCGACTGTTCCCAGTAATAAAAAACGCCCGCGATCTGCGAGCGTGCATTTTTGGCCGATCGGACAGCCTCGACGAACTTCGCATAGTCCTCTTGTGTGATTGCGGTGTTCGTCGTCATGGCGATAAACGTGAACGGCTTGTCGCCGATTTCATACCACTCTACCACGTAGCCCTCGCCGAAGTAGGCGGTGATCAGTTCCTCGACCGCCCACTTTGTGCCTCGGTTCCTCTTGATCTGCTGGGCCGCCTCAATGGTCGCCCGCTTCTCGTCGAGTCCGAGAGTGTCGTCGTACCAGTCCACGTCCAGCTCCCATGCCAGCGCGTCGCACTCTTCGGAGGTCAGGTTCTCGATCTGATCCCATGTCCGGATCGTCGGGATCCTCTCCGACGGAGCGCCCAGCAGCTTGTCAATGGCAGCAGCGAGAGCGATCACCGCTTCGTCGTCACGCATGAACGACGGGAGCAGCTTCAAAAACTCCAGCTCTGCCAGTTTCATGCCAGCCATGCGATCACCTCCTTAACGTGCGATGTGCGTCACTGACTTGACGCCGGAGAACTTCGCGACTGTGGTCTCGTCCAGTTCCGTGTAGACCGGGGCCGCGATCTCGACACGGGTCGCGCCTGCGTTCAGGATTCTCTTTATAAGCTCGGACGGGTTGATGTCCTGATCAAGCGCGGAGTCCTGCCAGTAGACGTAGTTGTCGATCGCGCCTCCGGATCCCTCGACAGCTGACACGACTGCCGACTCGTTCGTCGCTGTCGTGTAGTAGGTCAGAGTGATGTCGTAGTTCTCGACGCTCGGAGCCTCGACGGTCACGAGGTCGGTCAGCGGCTTTATGTCGTCGCTGCTGCAGACCTCCAGCACGTCGGCCAGTACTTCCTCGGACGGCAGCTCGCCGCCTGCGCAGATCGGCACGATCTTGACGCGCCCGCGCATGTCGCGGCCGATCTCGATCCTGACCGTGCTCGCGCTTGCCAGCGTTCCGGACAGCGTGATCGTGAGCAGGTCGTTCTCGTAGCTTGCCTCGTAGTCGGTGCCCTCCGTCGCCAGCGTGTCGTCGGCCTTGTAGACCTTCAGCGTCGCAGGGAGCAGGGTGTCACCGCCACGGAAGGCGTGCCCGCCGTAGACCGTCAAGGTCTCTTTGAGGGTTTCCTTCTCTGACACAACGACCACGTCAGACACGAGCGAGTTGGCCGAGAGCGCCCAGTACTTGTACGCCTTGGCAGGCCCCGCCGTGCTGAATTGGTTCTCAGCTTCCCGGATCCTCTCGCGGTAGCTGTCGTCGTCCTCGATGTCACCGCCTCCGGATGTCTCGGTGAGGTTGGCGACTGCGTCGATCAGCGGCACCTGCGACACGTCAATGATCCTGCAAATTTCGCCCGGCCCGATGCCGTTGTAGTCGCTACCGCCGTCTGTAGCTGTCGCCGTGACGTCAACGTAGAGCGAGCCTATAGGGAGCACCGCCGTCGCGTCCGTCGCGAAGTAGTGCTCGTGGTCGTTGCTCGCCCTGACTCCGGCAGGGATCACGAGGCTCGACGCGTTCGCGGTCTCGACCGAGAAGCGCAGCGTCGTGGTCGCCGAGGTCGGGTCGAGTCGCTCGACGTCACGTGTCTCGCCGATCGCGTCCAGTACGTCGTCCCGGGCGTACTGCAGCATCTTCTGTCTGCAGGCGTCGTTCACGGCGTTATAGACCGCGACGATCACCTGAGCAAGCGCCTCGCCGAAGATCCTGCGCTCGTCTCCCGGATAGAGCGGTTCGGCGACGCCGTTCTCCAGCTCTTCGAGTATGGTGTCCCACGTTTCGGTCGCGCTGGTTTCGATAAAGTTCAGCTCGGTGTTGTCCATTAGCCCTCTTCCTCCTTCCGTTTGATGTTAGCGAGCAGGGCGAAGTCTCCGGTCAGCCCGTCCACCTCTTCGAGATTCAGCTCCGCCTCGACCCGTGGCTCGTAGGTTTCCAGCACCCACTCAGCGTCGGCGACCGCATCGATATTGGTCACCGGCTTGTCCACGAGTGCAGCGTCGCGTCCTCTTGTTCTGTCGAAGGCGACCTCACCCCGGACGATGCGCAGCAGGTTAGCCGCGCAGATCTCCGGGTTACCGTTTCCGCTTGATCTCATTGCTTGCCTCCCTCTGCATCATTTCTTTTTGCCCTTCTTTTTCTTAGTTTTCTTCTTACTCTTTTTCTTGCTGGTTTTCTTCTTCTTGGTGGCCACCAGCGACAGGTCTTTGACCCTGACCTTGTACTTCAGACCCTTCAGCGTGGCGATCCCTTTGGAGACCTTTGAGACGGTGTACGTCTTCTTCTTGGCCTTCTTCGGGATCTTCTTGCCGTTGCTGTACTTGCTTCCCTTGATCTTGACCTTTGAGCCCTTCTTGATCGTTGTCGTGCTGGAGCTCGATGAACTCGCGCTGACCTTCTTGTTGCGTTTGCCCATCCGGCTTGCGTTGCCGTTTCCGACCTTCAGGGCGGACACGCCGAGGTAGCTGGTCGACTCCTTGTTATATTCCTTGAATTGGAAGGTGAGAGTCGCCTCCCGGAAGCGCCCCTTGTCGTCGAGCTTCAGCTCTGTGACTTTGACCTCACGCAGCTGCAGCAGCGGCCCGAACTTCGTGCCGTTGATGTATAAGTACTCGGTCGCAGTGACGAGCTTCCTCCAGCTGCTGATCTCACTCCGCACGTTCACGCCTGCGTTGGCGTTGATCACGGTCTTGAAACTGATCTCAATCAAGTCCATGCCCCGGTTATTGCTCAGGGAGTTGTCCTCTGTACCGCTGTTGTCGTCCGCGATCTGCGTGTATGCCACACTCAGATCTTGCAGAGCCTTGACCTGTGACGGGCTGACCGTCCACGTCTTCGGCCCCCATTTGGCCATGTCAGCCATGTGATCACCTCCTTACACCGGGTTGCCGGTATTGCTGCCGCCCGGATAGACCCCGCTGTGTTTATGCTTCGCCAGCCGGACGCCGCTGTCCGTGATCTTGTCCGAGTCCAGCTTTGGCAGGTACTCGCCCCAGTCACCGTCCATGCGCCCGAGCAGGATCCCGGTGCCGTCGCTAAATTCCGCATAGACCACCTCGTCGCCGACTTCCAGCTCGCCGGTGTCACCGCGCAGGTGCCACGGCACGACCAGCTTCGGTGTGGCCTTGTCCTCTTTGTCGAGCGGCACGACCCGCGCCATATTGCCGCCGATCGTGGCGATCGTTCCCTTGCATATCTGTCCAGCCATTAGTAGTCCTCCAGTAGTTTCCTGAAATAGATCGTCGAGGCGTTCCGGACATAGTCGTGACGCACCTTGTAAACGAACACGGGGCCGTTCCACATGCTCGCCTTCGGTGTGCTCAGGTCGAACAGGGAAGCGGCCGCGAACTCCGTCTGCAGAGCTTTTGTGAAGCGCCCGGTGTGCGCGTACTTGTTGGCGTTGCGCAGCAGCCCATGGGCGAAGCGCTCCGCCTCGCCGTCACTGGTTGCTCGGATCCCGTCCGGACGGAGCACGTTGTTGTATCCTTCGGGTGCGTCGAAGCTGCCGGAGTAGCCGCCGGACGTCACCTCGCAGGATCCGAAGCACTGCGCCCGGTTATCGAAGTATGCAAAAATGCCGTTCTCTCCGACTTCCAGTTCACCGGTCGGCGGGATCGCCTCCAGTTTCGCCTCGTCGTATAGGATCAGCCGCCCGTCGTAGACGATCATCTGGCAGCCTTCCAGCATTGCGAGACGCGACAGGAAGGCGAGGTCGCCCTCGCTGTCCTGCGCTATGTACGAATAGACCTGATCGGTCACACCGTAGCTGTCAAAGGCGAGGCCGTGGGCTTCGGCGATCTGCTCGCCGAGCTGCAGCAGGCGCACGCCCTCCCAGCTGTTGCTGTTTTTTGTCTTGGCGCTGAGCGGCATGGACAGCGCCCGGACAGTGAAGAAGCCGTTCTCGGGAGTCATGCGGTGCACGTACATGATGCCGCTGTCCGCGTATCCCTCCTTGACTTGGATCTCGTCGCCTTCAGCTGGTGACCACTCGCTCCAGAGTCCTTTCGGATCATTGAAGCGCAGCACAACGCCGTCGGCCTGCTTCTCCGCGTACATTTCATGCACGCAGTAATTCAGGCTGATGTCGCCGTAAATATCCACGCCGTTGTAGTAGATGTTCACGAGTCAGCCTCCTCTTCGTCCTCTTCATCGCTCGCGCTCAGTGAGTCCTCGTCCCTCCGCCACGGCGGGAGCGTGTCCGGGGTCTCCGCGTCTTCGACGATCGGGAGATAGAGTTCCACGTTCGCCTCGAAGATCAGCACGTCCGCATAGTCGGGGTTGTACTCGATAATGTAGTGGGAGAGCCTTTCGTCTCCGTACATGTCGAGCGCGAGCTCGTCGAAGGTGTCGCCCTCCTGCGTGATGTAGGTTATATAAGCCGATACTCTACGCATACTGCGCCACCTCCCTCATGCTTATAAATTCCTCCAGCCAGTCGAAGAACTCGGCCTCGTGCGCTCTGAGCTCGTTCATGATGCCGGACTCGCTGCCGCCGTCGGCGTTGACTGTCGGCGACCACGTGAAACCGCTGAAGTCGTAGTTGATGTAGATGCCGCCACCGGATGCCAGCCCTCCGAGGCTGAAATTGTCCAGCGTGATCAGTTGACCCGCCTTGGCGATCAGTCCGCCCTCTGCAGGCTGAGACGCCACTGCGCTGATCGCTGCGTTCAGGATTCTGTCGAGCTCGTCCCAGAGCTTGGACAGTGGCAGTACCGCCTCTGCGCCAGCTTCGCCGCCCACGAGCAGTCTGTTGCCAGCTGCACCGAACGCGGTCGGCTGTGTCAGGATGCCGCCCTCCTTGTAGTAGCTGACGCCGAAGTGTGGAGCGCTTGGCGGGTTCAGGCTGAACTTGCCGGAGATCGAGACGTGCGGCAGTTTCAAATGTGGTAGCGACCAGCTGAAGTGCATGGCGCTCTTGATCGCGGAGACCGCAGAGCTGACCGCGCTCTTCGCGGCTTGGATCTTGCTGCTGATCGCTGTGTAGATGCTGGAGAAGATGCCCTGCACCTTGGCCAGCGCTCCGGACAGCACGCTGCTGATCGTGGATCTGATCGAGTTGAACACGGAAGAGACGGCCGCCTTCGCGCTTGCGAGCTTGGCTCTGATCGTGCTCGTGATGCTGTTCCAGATCGCAGACGTCACGGCCTTGACTGCGTTCCACGCTGCGCTGATCAAGGACTTGATCACGCCCAGCACTGACCGCAGCACTCCGGTTATTATCTGCCACACGCCGGAGAAGATCGTCTTGATCCCGTTCCACATGGTCGTCCAGTCTCCGGTAAAGATTCCGGAGAACACGTCGAACAGTCCGGTCAGTATGGTGAGCGCTCCCTGCAGGATCGCAGCGATCGCAGAGAAGGCTCCCTCGAATAGCGGCGCGAGCACCGCGCAGAGCTTCTCCCAGACCGCCTTGATCACGTCGGTGATGCTCGTGAACTCGAAGCCCATGGCATTGAGCCGCGAGACGATCCCGTCTGTGAAGGCTGTGAAGGCTTCCTTGAGTCCGTTCCAGATCGCGAGGATCTTGTTCCGGAACTCTTCGTTTGTTTGCCACAAGTGCATGAAGGCGAGGGCGAGGGCTGCCACGATCGCGATGATCGCCAGCACCGGAGCGCCTATGCCTCCGAGGGTGGTCGCTACGCTGGTAAAGCCTTTCTTGACGTAGCCGAGCCCCTGCACGACCTTCTCCCACTTGGCCGCGATTATGACCGCTGAGAGAGCACTGATCACGACGCCCAGCTGCGGCAGGTGATTGAGCAGCCACGTGGCTGCAGGTATCACGTCGTTGGTGATTGTCTGCACGATCTTCCGCATTGCCGGTTCCGCTTTGTCGTAGATCTCTAATTGCAGCTCTTCCCACGCAGAGTTCAGGCTCTTCAGGTCGCCCGCGAGGTTGTCGTTCATTATTGCAGCCATTTCTTCAGCTGCTCCGGACGATCCCCGCAGGGCTTCTTCGTAACCCGCGATATTGTCCATACCTTCATTGAGCAGCAGATTCAGACCCTTGGTAGAGTCTGCCGTGAATGTGCTGCTCAGGGCTGCGGCACGTTCTGCGGATCCCATGCCGTCGGTCGCCTTCTCGACGTCCTGCAGGATCGCGGTCAGGTCTCTGTAGTTGCCATGTGCGTCCTGCACTGCGATCGAGGTGTCGCCGATCTGGATCGCGCCGTCCTTCATGCCCTTGGTGATGTCTCGCATGATAGCCGCCATGGCGGTACCGGCTTTTTCACCTTTGAGGCCTTGGTTGGCCATGGCCTCCAGCATGGACGTCACGGTCTCGATGTCCTGCCCGGCTGCGTTCAGGTTGGCGGCGCAGTTCTTGTATGCTCCGCCGAGCTGCTCGGCGCTGGTGTTGCTGTTCGCCTGCGCGTATGCCAGCATGTCGGCCATGTAGGTTGCCTGATCCGCTTCCATGCTGAAGGCGGACAGGTAGTCGGTGACCATGTCAGATGCAGCACCCAGTTCCATGCCGGACGCCGCTGCGAGGTTCAGTACACCGGGCAGCGCGGCCGTGGACTGGTTAGCATCCCAGCCTGCGAGCGACATGTACTTCAGAGCCTCCGCCGCCTGCGTGGCGCTGAACACGGTCGTCGCGCCGTACTGCCGGGCAGTCGCTTCGAGTTGTTCGAGCTGCTCGCCGCTTGCACCCGACAGGGCTCCGACCTCGCTCATGGCTGCGCCGAAGTCCTGCCCCAGCTGCAGCACGTTTCCGGCGAGATTCTTCACGCCTTGGATCGCGCTCCGGATCGCGTCGGCAGCGAGGTTGGCGAGGGCTCCCTTGAATACTGTGAAGCCGTCCTCGGCCTTCCGTGCCGCCTGATCCGCGTCCTCCAGCGAGTGGTCGAGCTTGTCCGCCGCCTGTTCGGCTGCTGCCATTTTGACCTTATTTTCCTGCAGCTCGGTCGATAGCTTCTCGATCTGCTGCGCGAGCTGACGCGACTCGTCGGTCGTGTCGTCCTCTGACAGCTGCAGCTCGACGTATCGTCGCTTCAGCTGCTGCAGGGTGCTGTCCTGCTGCTTGATCGTGCCCTCCAGCTGCTCGGTGGCGCTGCTGGTCTTATCGTAGCCGGAAGCCAGCTTCTCGACTGCCGCGTAGGCATTGGATAGCTCGGCCTTGTTCTCGTCGATCTCGCTGCTGAGCTGGTCGATCTGCTGCGCGAGCTGCTGGGCTTCCTCGGATCCTTCTTCGCCTCCGAGGGCATAATCCGCGTAAGCCTTGACGGCCTGCTGCAGCTCCGTTTCCTGTGTTCTGATCTTTGCGGCGAGCTTCTCGCCAGCACTGGCCGCCTGCATTGTCTCGGCTGACATTTTATTCAGGCCGCTGATGGCACTGTTCATGGCTTTCTGTAGCGAAGGACTTAACACTCCGGATATCTCGATCGAGGTTTCCAGCGTCCTGCTCATGCGCTCACCTCCTTGTTGTTATCTTCGTTTTCCTCTCATTGCCGGGTGTTGCTGCTTGATCCGCTTCTGTTCTTCGGCCAGATCTTCAGCCGCCTCGGCGTACTCCATTATGAAGTCGGTGATTCTTTTCCTTTCGAGGTCGGTTTGGCTGGTGTGGTAGACTCTGGCGTAGTCTCTGAGAGCTCGTCGGAGTCGTTTTCCTGTGAAGCCTCTTCCGACGAGAGTGTAAAATTTCTGCCGATCTTAGTCACCGCCATGGTGTCGCTGCCTTTCATGCGCTCCAGATCCGCGAAGTCGATGTTCCTGTTCACCGCGATAATGGCAGCGAAGCCGAGGTATAAATGAGCCACGGGATCGAACTCGATAGCAGGGGAGATGGAGACGTTCTTCAGGCCTGCAGCCGCCTTCCTTTTGGCGTCCGCTTCAGCGAAGAGCAGCGCGTCGATCTCGTTGATGTCGTAGGTCAGTTCTTTCACTTCTTCCCCGTTGATCTTGATCGGGTTTTTAAGTTTCAGGGTATCCATGTTGTGCTCCTTTCATGTACAAATAAAAGCCACCGCCCAGCATTTGAGCGGTGGCCCTGTGTGTTGGGATCTATTACAGCAGGCTGGATATGTCTGTGTAGTAGTCTGTACCGGCTACTCTCAGTATGCCGGACAGACGGTCAACGCAGAGATACTCGTCGCCGTTGCAGTAGATCTGCATGCGCGTCACCGTGTAGGTCGTCTCTGCCTCTGTAGCCTCGCCGACCTTGACGCCGAGGGACGGGGTCTTGAGCGGGATCGCCTTGACGAACGCCTTGCAGCCTTCCGACTTTACGGTGCCGTCGCTCTTGACGACGTCCTGCACCCATCTGAACTCGAATTTCAGCGGCTTGAGTTTGTTTATCTGGCCGAGGCCTTTGTCGATGCCGATCTTGACGATCTTCATCTCCATGTTTTCGAGCAGGCCGATCAGCGGGATGTCCATGTTTCCCATGGCCTGCACGCTGGTCGTCAGAAATTCGAGACCCGGGAGTTCGACTTCGACGTCCTTGCCCACAAGCTGACCGCTCTCGTATGCGGTTTCGGCGATAACCGGGCCTTTGATGTCATTCCACATGTTTGCACCTCCTTAATTACGAGAAGAAGGCAGAGAAGCCTTCGTCCGTATACGTTACGCGAGCAGTGCCGGATTTGAACGGCGGCGTGTTGGTGACATTGAAGTGCCAGACGAAGTCGCCGTTGATCATGTCGCTGACCGGGTTCTCGGATTCCACGAAGACGACCTCCGGCTCTCCGATCAGAGCGCCGATAGCCTTCAGCCTGTCGAGCTTCGCCAGCTCCGCGTTCAGGATGCTGTCGCGATCCTGCGGAGTCATTGGCTTGTCGATCTCGGTGCCGTGATCAAGCTGGAAGCTGTTCGTGATATACATGAGGGTGCGCAGCGTCGCGTCGAAGATCGCGCGGGCGTCCATGCTGCCGTTGTAGGTGTAGGCTGCAGTGTGCGGCCCCCAGAGCACCCAGCGTCCGCCCCAGAAGGTTGCGGTCGTGATGCCGACCTCGTTCAGGCCGTTCGCGGTTTCCTGATCGAAGCCCTTGTTTGTGCTTTCCGCTCCGAAGTACAGCGCGGTCGCCATGATCGGCTTGTTCGACGGAGACTCGAACGGCACGCCCTCGTTGCCCTGATCGACTGCGAGCATGGTTGCGGCGCAGACGGTTGACAGGTGGAAGACGCGATCCTGCGCGTCTTTAATCTGTGGCCAGAACACCTTGGAGCTCTCGGCCGTGTAGCCGTTGGTCGTCTTCCACGTTTTCGCGTCCGCGATCGTGCCGACGCCGGCAATCGGGATGTCTGCCAGCGCGAAGCCGTCCCAGTGTCCGTTAAGCTTCGTGACGGTGCTCACCATTGCGGTGTAGACCGAAGGCTGATCGCTCCAGCCCGGAGCCGCCAGCACGTTCAGCACCGCGTTGTGGTACTGGTAGAGCAGTTCGAAGGCGAAGAGCCCAGTGTAAACTCCAGCCGCAGTCTTGGATCCGATGATCGAGGCGGCGTTGATCCCGCTCGTGCTGATCTCGTTATATGTCGCCGTGAGTGACTGATTGGCTGCACCTGTCAGCGCCTTGACGACGACGGTTTTCTTTGCGAAATTGTAGTCGAGAGTGTAGTCCGTGCCCTCTACCTTGTCTGCGATTGCGAAGGTGTCGAGGATGATCGTGTCGCTCTCGAACTCGCAGCGGTAGTTCGAGAACACAAGCGACTCCGTCTTCTTTGCCGACGCCTTATGCGTCGCAGGATCCAGCACGTTGACGACGTAGATCGGCCCGACGTTCTGGACAGTATTGTCGAAGTGCTCAGCGAAGGCCTCGCAGAGCGTAAACTTCGCCCAGTCGTCGGAGTAGCCGAGCTTGCTCTGCGCGTCGTTCATGCTGGTGATCTTGATTGGCATGTTGACGAGATCCTTGTCAGCGAAGCCCCTGATCAGGTTCACCGGCGCGGTGCCGATGTAGCCGACCACGACGTCGCCCTGCGTGATCTTCTTGACCTTGCTCGGTGTGATCTCGCCGTATGCTCCGTGTTTGTAAGCCATTTGCTTGTCCTCCTTATAAAAGTTCTTTGTATGCTTCCGGTGACCGTGGAGCGATCCCCGTGTCGATCTCGAAGCTGATCCAGTTGTGCCAGTACGGATAGTAGTCCCAGACGTTGCCGTCCTCGACAAACATGCCGTACTTCACCGGCCGGTCTGTCGCCAGCCGCAGCCCGTCGATGTACTCCGTATTCTCGACCGCTCTCAGTACGCGGTCAGCGAAGTTGAACGAGTCGCGCCAGCCGTCCATGTTCCGGTTGTAGGCCTGATCCGCTCCGCTCGTTGTGCGGTAGTAAGATATACCAGCCACCGCAGCGGGATCCTCTGCTGGTCTGTATGTTGCGTCCCCGTGTGTGCCGGGATTCCAGCACGCGAGGCATAACCGGATCTGAAGCGTGCGCCTGCTGTTCTTCAGGTCGTCGCTGCCTTCCATAAGCTGCACGCACACGGAAGGGATCGGGGCCGCCACGGAAGGCGGCAGTCTGTCCTTGCCGGGAACGTAGAGAGGGAAGGCCGCCGGGTTGACCATGGTGACGTCATAGCTCGCGTCGTTCTTGTAGTCGTCCGGCAGCTTCAGCTCGATGCCGGGGCAGACGTCTTCGTTCAGCCAGTTCACGATCTTGTCCATGGCCTGTACTAAATTCATGCGTCCACCTCCTTATCCTGTCCGATTCTGGCGTAGAGCGACTTCGGCGAGTCCCATGTGTCTGTAGGACTTGACCACGATCAACTCGCGGCCGTCCACGTTCAGCAGTCGGCCCGGATCCAGATCGTGCGGCAGGTCGTCCTCCTTGGCGAATATTACGACGTCAGCCTCTACGAGACCGAGGATCTGCCCCTTCTTCAGGGTGTTCAGCTCATCGTTATTCATTACCACGGGGATCTCCTTGCCTTCGATCCTGTGTGTCTCTGCGAACTCGTCGAGGTTCAGGAACACGGCGTCGAGATCCTGTTGAACTCGTTCCTTGAATGTCACCGTATTACTCGGTGACCTCTGCAGCATCAGCTTCCGCGTCTGCTGCTTCGATCGCTGCGATCACTTCGGCTTTGCTCTTGGCAGTCTTAACGTCTACGCCGCGTTCTGCTGCCAGCTTCCTGAGATCGCTCATTTTCATGCCCTCGTAGGGAGCGCCCTCCGGGGGTTCCACCTTTACGGCCACACCGAGAGCTATGAGCTCGGCTTCGCGTTCCGGACTGACGGAGAACGGCCCGGAGGCCGGTGTCATGGCCTCCACGCTTCCGTCAGCCTTCACGAGGCCGTAGGTGGCCTTTATCATTTTGATCATGTCGGCCTCCTTATTCCGGATCTGCGGCACCCAGATCAGGCAGCTCGTCGTCTTCGCTCTGCGCCTCCATGATGGCGGCTATGATGTCCGCCTTCTTGGTGCGTGGTGCAGTATGCACGCCGAGGGCTTCAGCCAGCTTTGCGAGCTGTGGATTGGTCATTTTCTCCAATTCTTCCGAAGTGTATGCCTGTTCCGTTCCTTCGTCCTCGCCGCTCTCCGGTTCGCCTTCCGGATCTTCCGGGTCGCCGCCGTCAGCGTCGAGATCGTCGTTGTTGCCGTCCGGATCATCCGGATCGTCCGGAGGCAGCGGCTGGCCTTCCAGCTGCCCGGTCATGCCGTTCATAGCGTCCTGCAGAGACTCGCTGTCCTCGCCGAAGGCAATGGCAGCCACGCCGAGGGTGACGAGGCGGTCAGCCTCGCTGTCGCTTACCTCGAACGGCGGATCGCCTGCGGTCTTCAGTTCTACAGTGAACGGTTCAGGCCTGTGTCCGTAGGTGCCGTTCTTGATTTTGATCAGTTTCATATTTCGCTCCTTTCTGGGTTGCCCCGCTTACTATACGCACTGCGCGAAGTATCTCCACGGTGCCTTGTTCTTTGGAGCAGGGAGTGGACGGGATGCCAGTCTCAGCTTCCTTGTGTCCTTGTCCTGATCGACGACCAGCTTCGGGATCCTCTGGCCCGTGAAGGTGTCAGGCTCGTCGGATCCGTAAGGGATCTGGGTGACTGCGCCGTAGTATCTCTTGCCGCAGCCCGGTGCAGTGACCATGGCAGCCTTGGCAGGGAAGAAGCTCTGCGCCTGACCGTTCTCGTCGGTGTAGCGTTCTCTTACGACGTAAATGTCGAGGGTGTAGCCGTCGAAGTCGATCTGACCGACGCGGGACACGCCCGGATATACTATGCTGCCCTGCAGCTGTCCGATCTCCACACGTCTGTTGTCGAGCAGCTGGATCAGGCCGTTGAAAGTTCTGATCTTCGCCCATGCGGCTGATCCGAGGACGAGATCTACCGAAGGGAGTCCGGACTCTGCGAGCGAGTCGCACATTGCGATCACGTCGCCCTTCATGGTCTCGAAGTCGTTCCAGACTGTTCCGGTATAGACTGCAGGGTTGCTTCCGGTCTCGTCGTAGAACGTGATCTTCGCGCCCTGTCCGGTCTTGGCTGCGTCAATGTACTCGGTGATTGTCACGCCGTTGTTGATCATTACCTGCGCAGCCATCCACTCTTCCGTTCTGGTGATCCTGCGGGTGAGCTCTTCCATGTCGCGGATCTGCAGCTGGCGAGCTCTCTCTGCAGGCGTGCTGCCCGGATAGAGTGCTTCGCCGAAGCCTCTCTTCCTGAGATCGTCCAGAGTCAGCAGGCGGGACGGCGCGATCATTGGAGGCTCGAACTCGAAGAGAGCGTAGCCGCTGCGCTCGACTGGGATGTCGCCGACGATCGGATTCACGAACGGAGCCATTTTGCGGTCGCCGTCCATGTACTCGATCAGGACTTTGTCGGTTGCGAACTCGTCTGTCTCGCCGAAGTAACGATCACGGAAGAACGTGGTCTCCGGGACGATTTCCTCGGCCATACCTGCGAGGTAGTAGGTGTCAAAGAAATTCAGTTCCATATGTTTACCTCCTTACTTGTTGGACACGCCAGCGAAGTAGATGCCGCGCTGTCTGAGTGCGTCCTTGTCTGTCTCTGTGAGGGTGTAGCCGTCTGCAACGATCACCTTCTCGGGATCGAAGCATCCGGCCTCGTAAATTGCCGCGTCTACGTCGGCAGCTGTTCCGACTGTGATGTCCTCGGCGAGGATGCAGTCTGCAGTCTTGCCGGATCCGTGGATTGAGAGCTTGCCTCCTGCCTTAGCGAGCACGGTGCCCCTCTTCAGTGTGACCTCGGCCTCGCCCTTCGCGATAGTTCCGGCGCCGATCTTGGTCTGCGGGGTGAGTCCGGAGATCAGCCCGTCATAGGTCATTTCGCCGATTACTCTGCTGAGTTCTCTTGCCATCTTACTTTCCCTCCTTTGCTGCCTTAGCTGCAGCGCGACCCTGCGCTCTGCGCTCATCTTTAGTAAGCGGTTTGTTCTCGTCCTCCTTGGCGCTTGAAGCCTTCACGTCCTGAACGCCGGATGCAGCGCTGTCGGCTGCGACGTTCTGCAGATGTGTGGCTCCGAGGGCCGCCTGAGCCTGCACGGCTCTGAGAGCGAGCTGTTCAGCTGTGCAAGGATTGTCGCCGTATTTGGCTTCCTGCACCAGCTCGTCGCCGACGACAGAGGCGATCTCGTCGATTGCTCTCAAACGAGCTCTCTCGTCCGCGACTGCCTGAGCGACTGCTCGATCGGCAGCCTCCGCCTCGATCTGAGAAACGAGCTGCGGTTCTGCCGTTCTGAGTTCTTCGGTGTTGTTGAAGCTCATCTTTGTTTCTCCTTTCTGTGATTCTTCAGTTTCACCTGTTGCCTTTATATCTTCGGCCTTTGCGACCGGGGATATCTGTTTGATGTTGAGACTCTCAGGAACGTGGAGTCCCTTCACGTCGTGCCGGATCCCGGCGACCATGAGCACGTCCTTGCCGAGCATCTTCATGTCCGGATCTGCTCCGTTGAGAAGTTCGTCGGCGAAGCCCTTGTCGATCGCTTCCTTACCGGTCATCCATGTTTCGCGGTGCATCATGCTTTTGAGGTGTTCCGCTTCGTCGCCAGTCTTGGCCGCGTAGATCTCCACGCAAGCTGCGTTCGCGTTGTCCAGCATTTTAATGATCGCCTTCAGGTCGTCGATGTTGCAGTAGTCGACCACTCCGCAGGCTGCCTCGTGGATCATCACGATGCTGCCCGGATACACGCTGACGGTGTCGCCTGCGCACATGATCACGCTGGCCGCACTGGCCGCGATGCCTTCGACGACGACGTTGATCTCGGCGTTCAGTGACTTGATCGCGTTATGGATCGCGATGCCCGTGTAGAGATCGCCTCCGCAGCTGTTCAGCTTGACGGTGATCTTGCTCTTGTCCTTGACCAGCGCGAGATCTTCCATGAAGCCCTCCGGCGTGATATACATGCCCGGCTCCGGTTCACCCGTCCACCAGTCGATCGGCTTCTGACTCAGGACGTCACCGTATAGCACGATCTCGCCCTCGTCTTCTGATACGCTGGCGATGTTCCAGCACCTTCCGGAGTTTCCTGCAGGTACCGGGCCCGCGTAGAATGTAGGGCTGCATCTTTTAAGATTGTCCATTGTTCAGTTCCTCCTTCACTCTTTTGGTTATCTCTGCCACTATGGCTCCGACCAGTAGATTGACCGGATCCTGATCCTGTTGGTTGTCTGGCAGTGCCTCCGCGAGCTGGTCGTTCTCAATGGCCAGCTGTGCGACGTTATCCTGCCACTGTCCTCCGTTCAGCTTGATCGTACTCTGCTCGTGCGTGCTGAAGCCGTGCTGGATCGCCAGCACTTCCGCCTCGATCTCCTTGGTAGGATCGAGCATGCCCTGCGACGGGCCGATCCACTCGCTCCCGAGGTAGGCCTTCCGGATCGCCGGATTCGTAAAGAAGCCCGGTGCGAGGATCCTGCCTCTTGCCACCGCCTCTGCCAGCCAGATCTCGTAGACCGGACGGCAGAAGTCAGAAGTAAACCATTTGCGCCTCATCTGGAAGGCCTTCCACGCTTCCAGCAGCGCGGCACGGCTGGCCGAGTAGCTGGCGTTGAACGCCTTCATGAGCAGGTCTTTCGGGATCTCCAGCGCAGCGCCGACCTGTGTCGCGACGGCTGCCACGAAGTTGTCGAAGCCGCCGGAGGGCCTCTTAGGATCTGCGAAGACAACGTCCTCGCCCGGCTCCAGTATGTTGACCGTGCCGGCCCCGAGCTCGTACTCGTTCGGATCCCGGCTTATCCCTTGAGAGTTGTCAGGGATCCCTGTGACCTCGCCCCAGCCGACTTCGTTAAATGGCATGTCTGCCGTGCCTGCCGTTGTCTTGATGAACGCAGAGAAGCAGCTCTCAATGTTCGCGGCAGTTAGTTCCGAGTCGGTATATCTGCGGAGCTGCAGCAGCGGTTCGATCACTGGCGCGAGATACGTCACGCCTCTGTATTGTTCCGGCCTCTCTGAGTCCATTAGCTGCAGGATGTTCGGGAGCCCTGTCAGCTCGCCGTAGGCTTCCACGCGTACGTAGTCTTCCGGATCCGCGCCGACCTCGTTCGGGTAGGTGTTGTGGACGTAGTACGCGACGATCGCGCCGTCCTTGTTCACCTCTACGCCGTCGAAGATCTTGTTGCCGTTCTTGGCCTTGCCATCTGTCAGCAGCTGCCCAGCCTTGCCCGGTGTCCGGATCCTGTCCGCCTCTACGATATGCAGCCGCAGGCTGTATGGCATAAGCTGGGTGGTCTTGTACTGCTTAATGACGACGAAGGCGTCGCCGCTTGTGAGCCACGAGCTGAACGCGAGCTGCTGCATGCTGTAGAAGTCGTTGACGCCTGTCGCGTCGCAGGCTCTCTTGTTGTCTGCCCAGAGAGCGAACTCCTTCTCCGTTTTTCGCTGCCATGCTGCAGCCTTCTCCGGCGTCATGCCGAGAGCTTCGTGGTCGATCTTCGACTTCAGCTGCAGGCCCATGCCTATGACGTTTGTCCGGTTTGTCGTGATCGCCGACTTCGCGATCGGCGTGCTCATGCTGAGCATGCGGCCGCGCTGTCTCAGTGTGTAGTTGTTCCAGTCGATGTCCTCGCGAGGTGATCCGCTCCTTGCCGTGAAGCCCTTCAGGGCTCTCTTGCGGCGGCTCGCTCCGGCTTCGCTGTATCCTTTGTTCTGTGGTGCGCCGGTCTGCGGTGCACGCGCTCCCTGCGGCTTGTTCTGCAGGGACTCCTTAATGTTCTCGCCGATGATAATCACCTCCCTCTATAATGACGCGGCCGGGCGAAGCAAGGAGCTTAACTTCCCCGGGGCGTCAATATGTAAAAGGCTTTCGCCGTTTTACCTTTACCAGTCGCGCGGGATGATCCCGACGGCCTTCCTGCGCCCGCCTCCGGCGAGCTCTGCCTCCAGTTCGTCCAGCTTCTTGCTGAGCCGGTCGATTATATCTTGAATATTTTTCAGGGAGATCTGTCTGCGCTGGAGACTCCGGGAGCCGATGGTGTACTGCTGGATGTCCTCCTTCAGGATCTCTTCTTCCTTCCCGATGTAGTAGTCCAGCCGGGTGCGCGTCAATTCGATCTCGCGCCTTATTGTCTCTTTGTTTCTCATGGCTGATCTCCTTACCAGTCTTCGGTGTTAGTTGTTCTTCTTGTTGTCTTCCGGACGCGGCGTTGCGGTTTCGGCTGCTCAGGCTGTAGGCCTTTCAACCTTGCCTCGATCGCGAAGGTGTCCGGGTTGATGATCCGGAAGCCCGCGTTCGCGTAGTTCCGGCAGTCGAGCGCCTCGTTGCGGTTATGGCCCGGGATCTTGACCCAGCGCCACACGTTCCCGCGCTTCGTCTGAGTCAGCTCCAGCTTCTCGCTGAGCAAGCCGCTGAAGTAGTACGTGTCGTACCCCCGCGACTCGTCGAGAGGGAAATGACAGTATTTCGGCCCGGCTTCCTGCACCTTCAGGGCGCTCATGATTGATTCCTTGCCGGCGTCAACGCCGAGCGTGTAGAGCCAGCAGGTGATCTTCTTGTTGTCCTTGACCGGCACCTTTGTCGGAGGTGTCACGAGCGGGATCCCGTCGCCGCCTTTGCCCTTGATCGCGAACACGCGCCGGTTCTTACGTTCCCGGCAGCGCGCGTATACTTCCTGCGTATAGTGTCCGCCGGAGTCCACGCAGGTGATCGAGATCCGCAGGCCTTTGCCGTTCTCGAAGCGATAGACGTGATCCACGACGTCGTCGAGTTGCTGCCAGACCTCGTCAGTGTCAGGTTTGCCCATGATATAGCCCTTCTGGATGCCCCACGTCTCACCGTAGTGGCCGTGGCCGACGACCTCATACTCCAGACGGTTGTCCTGCGTGTCCACGCCGCAGGTGAGAACGAGCACGCCCTCCGGCAGCTCAATCGGTGAGCCGTCCTCTCGGTGGCCGTAGTCCTCGCGCCTTGCCAGCATGGTGTCCTCGTCCTCGATGCCGCCG